CGTGTCAGTTTCTGGCGATGGCTTTTTTGAAGACAGCACTGCTGAAGCTCGCATGAATACTGTTGCAATGGCTGCTGATAACAGCACGACTTTTGAAGTGGTTGTTCCTGACTTTGGCACATATGCAGGCACGTTTCGCATTACCTCTGTTGAGTTTGGTGGCGAAACTGAAGGCGGCGTAACCTACTCGCTGTCGCTAGAAAGCAGCGGCGCAGTAACCTTTGCTGCTGCCTAATGACTATCACGGCTGAAGCGCCGCGCGGGGGTGTTGCTGAGTATCTTGGCGACACCTCTTACACTTTTAGGCTGCGCAATCGAGAGATTGAACGGTTTGAAGACAAGCACAGGGGCATCTTTGACCTTTGGGAAGGTTTCTTTGAGCGAGGCAAAAAGCCTAACAGCAAAGAAATCAGAGACATTTTATCTTTAGGCTTAGTCGGCGGAGGCATGAAAGATCATGAAGCGGACGAAGTTATTGCCAAAGCTGGCCCGTCTGACTTGATGCGTATGTATCAAATCGCGCAGGCGGTTATTGGCATCGCCTTTATGCCTGACATGGCTGATGAGGCAGAAGTAAAAAAAAAGACAGCGGCCCACCCCAAAGCCGCTTAAACGTAAGAACGATGATTAAAAGCGGCATTATCGCTGGGCTAAAGCCCGACGAAATTCGCGACATGATCCCAAAAGATACTTGGCTGGTTTTCAAAGGCTGGTCTGATGCTCACTCGCCTAAAAAGGCGGGCAAGGAAGCAATGACTGCGGATGATTACCGCAATTTAGTGGAGCGCGTTGATGGCGGTTACAGCAGAGCAGCTTAATATTATCCTAAGCGCCAAAGATAAGCAGTTTAATGACGCGCTAAAGCGTAGCCAGCGACAGGTAGATTTTTTCGCTAAGAAATCTCAAAGGCAACTTAGCAAAACCGCCACATCATTTAACGGGCTTGGCCGAGCTGCTAAGATGTTAGCGCCTGCGCTAGCTGCTGCATTTTCGGTTAGAGCTATAGGCAGCATGGTAAATGCCGCTGCTCGGCTAAAGGATTTGGCAGCTTTAGCTGGAACAAATACAACTGAATTTCAAAAAATGGCTGCGGCTGCGCGCACTGTTGGCGTTGATCAGGATAAACTTTCTGACATCATCAAAGATGTAAACGATAAAGTTGGTGACTTTCTCGTTACTGGCGCTGGCCCAATGGCTGACTTCTTTGAAACTGTTGCGCCTCTTGTCGGCGTCACGGCTGACAATTTTAAAGATTTAAGCGGGCCGCAAGCTTTGCAGCTTTATGTCGATAGCCTAGACAAAGCCAACCTTAGTCAGTCTCAGATGACGTTTTTTATGGAAGCGATCGCTTCTGACGCCACTGCGCTTTTACCTTTGCTAAGAAACAACGGCATTGAAATGCGCAGACTTGGCGATGAGGCGCAACGCACTGGTCGCATTTTAGATGAAGACGCAATCGACACTGCTGATGAGCTAAAAGACAAGTTTACTGCACTTAAAGACAGCATGTCTACAGTTATACAAAGCGCCCTGCTTGATAACGCAGATAACATAATCTCGATCGTAAATACTTTTGCAAATGACATATTGCCAAAAATCATTTCTGCATCTTCTGCGATCGCAGACTTACTTGCGGGCAATGGCGGTGGCCCCGGCGCGCAGCCTTCAGCAGCGCAAGAGGCGTTAGACCAAGCTGACGCCGCTGCGTTTTCTGCTTCTGAAAAGTTAAAGCAGCAAGTCACTGGCTCAGGTCAATCTCTAATGGCAGACCCAGACTTTGCGGAAGAGATAAATAATTTACTTGAAGGTAGCGGCGTAACAGACGCGATCAGCGGAGCACCCTCAACATCACTTAGGCCAAAAGCGCGACCAGTTTTTAAAACGGTTAAAGAGCTTGAGGAAGAAAAAAAGCTAGCAGAGGAAAGAAATCGTCTTATTCAGCAAGCAGGCACTGAATATGACAGCATGAGAGCTTCGCTTGATCCGCTTCTAGCTGCGCAGCTTGATTACAATGCATCGATCACCTTTCTCAAAGACAATCAAGATTTGTTAAATATTTCAAATGAAGATGCAGTGCGTTTGCAAGGGCAGCTCGCCGCTGGGTTCCAGCGCACAAAAGACGAAATCAGCGGCATGGCAAACGTTACTGACGCTCTGGCAGATGGGCTTGACGCAACATTTATGGCGGCGCTCGATGGCACGCAAAGCATGAAAGACGCTTTTGGATCTATGGCACAAGATGTCATTCGTCAGCTTTACCGCGTGCTGGTCGTTCAGCAATTAGTAAACGCTGCAATGGGCGTGTTTGGCTTCAGCCCTGCGCCGCAAGGTGGCTTTGTCAAAACGCCTAAATTGGCATCTGGTGGCACAGTACGCGCTGGCTCGCCAGTTATGACTGGCGAAAGCGGGCGTGAGCTTTTTGTGCCTGAGCAAAATGGCCGCATACTTAGCCCGGCGCAAAGCAGAGGCGCGCTTGCTGGCGGCGGCGATGGCGTCACAGTTGTTCAAAATATTAACGTCACTACCGGCGTGCAGCAAACAGTGCGCGCTGAGGTTTTGGGCTTAATGCCTCAGATTGCAGAAGTTAGCAAAGCTGCTGTTTTAGACGCCAAGCGTAGAGGCGGCACATTTGCAGGGGCATTTTCATGACAATAACATATCCAAGAACGCTGCCCTCTCACACAGGTTTGATGAATGTGACTTTGCGCGCGGTAAATCAAACATCGATGACAATGTCGCCGTTTACTTACAAGCAGCAAATTTACAATCACGCAGGCCAGCGTTGGGAAGCCGAGGTGCAGTTGCCGCCTATGCGCAGAACCAACGCAGAGCAGTGGATTGCTTGGCTGCTATCTTTAAACGGGCGCTCTGGCACATTCTTAATGGGCGACCCTCTAGGCTGCACAGCAAGGGGCGCACTTGGCGGCACACCAGTTGTGAACGGCGCAAGCCAAACTGGCAGCAGTATTAGCATCGATGGTTGCAGCAACAGCATTACAGCTTGGATGAAAGCGGGCGATTATATACAGTTAGGGGCTGCATCGACGGCAACATTTCATAAAGTTCTGCAAGACGTAAACACAAATGCAAGCGGGCAAGCGACACTAGACATCTGGCCGTCAATCAGAACAGCGCCAGCAGATGGCGCAACAGTTATAACCTCAAACACAGTTGGGCGCTTTAGGCTTAATGCTGGCGAGCAAAATTGGAGCATAAACAACGCTTCTGTTTACGGCATAACCTTTGCCGCTGTTGAGGCAATCACATGACCAGAGACATCAGCGAAATTCTAAACGCGCTAGATCTGCCTGAGATATTCCCGTTTTTTGCGGTTGAGCTTATGTTTGACACAAGCACTACGACATTTAACGATCAGAGCATTTCAACTGGCCCTTTATATCTGTGGACTGGTTTGGGCGATCTTACGATCGGCGACATTACTTACATTGGCACCGGTAATTTAATTCAGATTGGCGAGGTGCAAGAAACTGCGCAAATATCTGCGCACGGCATGTCATTTACCATGTCAGGCATTCCAGAGGACATTTTAGCCATCGCGTTGCAGTTGCCATATCGAGGCAGAGTTTGTCGCGTAAAATTTGGCATTATGGATGCAAACAAAGAATACCTGCTGTTAGAAAGTGGCGATCGGTTGCTGCTTGAAAACTCTGCCGCCATCGATATTTCTGCTGGCGATCCGAATGGCCTGTCAACTTTGTTTGTTGGCTACATGGATCAAATGGGGATTGCCGAGGGACCAGATAGCAGCACAGTTACGCTGACTGCTGAAAGCAAGCTGATAAACTTGGAGCGCCCTAGGACCAGGCGTTATACATCAGAAAACCAAAAGTCGCTTTTCCCCGGCGACTTAGCTTTCGATTTTGTAAATGACTTAGTTGACAGGCCTTCTGCATGGGGTCGCGAGTAATGCTTTGTAATTGGGAAATCAGGTTAGCAAACTTTATAACATCGTCGCACGATGTGCCTTTTCGCTGGGGCAGCATGGACTGCATCACCTTTGCAAATAACGCTTGGCGAGCAATGACAGGCAAAGGTTTTGCTGACGATATTTTAGGAAATTACAGCACTGAAAGGGGCGCAGCTATGACTTATCTGCGCTGGGTTAAAGGCAGCAAATATAGTGACATTGCTGAAGCGTTAGATGATCGCTTATCTAGGCTGCACACAAAATTTCCACCTAGAGGTTCAATAGTTGCAAAGCCGCCAAGCGTTAATGCGCCTGTGATCCCATATGTATTTGGCGTTTGCGTTGGCAGCAAAAACGCGTTTGTTGGCGATCAGTCGTTAGTTTTTTCAAACCCAAATTCGCAACTTTTAATTTGGGGCTTTTAAATGGGTAAGCAAGAGCAAGACAAGCTGCGTCAGTTTGCGGAAGATGTTGGAATAACTTATGTGGTGGCGGCTGCATTTGCCGTTGCTGGCTTCCCGCAAGTCGCTGGCTATATTTTTGCAAGCGGTGTTAGCAGCGCGGGCATAAGAGCTTTAACGCCTATAGAAGAACCTGATCTTGGTCAGGCTGATCGTGGCTACTTAGTAAACGAAATTCAACCAACCGGGCCAGCCGCTGTAATATACGGCGAAACACGCGTTGGCGGCGTTATCTTTTACAGAGAAACAACATCAAACAATAAAATACTGCATGTGCTAATTGCTTTAGCTGGTCATGAAGTAAACTCGATCGGCACTATTCTTGCCAATGACGAAGAGCTGACGATTGACGGTAGTGGCAATGTAACCGCACCAGCAAAATATGTTGGCAAGTTGAAGATATATAAACACCTTGGCACAGATGATCAGGCGGCAGATGTTAACCTTGTTGCTGAAAGCAGCAAGTGGACATCTGAGCATAGAGCGAGAGGCATAGCCTACATTTATGCGCGCATGGAATATGACGCAGATGCTTTTCCAAATGGCGTGCCTGTGTTTACCGCGATCGTGCAGGGTAAAAAGTTATACGATCCCACAGATAGCGCTCAGAGCGCCACAGATAGCTCAACATGGACTTACTCAAACAATCCCGCGCTTTGCATGCGAGATTATTTAAACTACGCTGGCATCGCAGATTATGACGAGTTTAATGACACGCTAGTTGCAGCCGCTAAAAACATTTGCGATGAAACAGTAACAATAAAATCTGGCACGCAAAAACGCTACACCGTGGACGGCACGTTTACCCTGCAAGCAAAGCCAAATGAAGTAATCAAAAACATCACAAGCTCGATGGCTGGAATGCTTTGGTACAGTCAGGGCAAGTGGTCAATGAAAGCTGGGTCTTATACAACGCCGGTATTTTCTGGCAGTAACGCTTTGTCGGCTGATGACTTTAGAGCGCCGATAGAAGTTTCAACCAAAAGCTCGCGCAGAGATAGCTATAATAAAATCAGCGGCATTTATCGCGGCTCTGAAACAAATTTTTTCGACACAAGCTACCCGACGATCGCGTCAGCCACGTTTCTCGCAGAGGATAATAACTTAGAGAATGAGGTGGAGGTAAACCTACCTTACACTGACACATCAGCGATGGCGCAGCGCATTGCTAAAATCATGCTGTTTAGAAATCGCGAAGATGTTTCGTTCAGCGGATCATTTGGCCTGCGCGCGTTAGAGCTGACAATAGGCGATTTTGTTGAAGTAAATTATCCTAGATTTGGCTGGGATAACAAAGTGTTTGAGGTGCTTGATTGGCGCTTTGCTTTGACAAGTGACTTGCAGCTTATGGTAAACATGTCCTTTGGCGAAATAAGCCCATCAGTTTACGAGTTTAATCTAGCTGACGAAGCTGTTTTTTTAGCAAATAACACGAGCTTATTATCTCCGTTTAATGTGCCGCCGGTCGCGATTGCGTTGACGCAGGAGTATAGAATTATCAACGAGCATATCACAAATGTTTTAGTGGCTAATGTATCATCAACAGCCTCTGAGCGAGTAGACTATGTCGAGGTTGAGTTTAAGAAATCTACTGACGCAAATTACAGCGTTCTTGGCACTGGCGATCTAGGTCGGTTTGAAATTTTAGACATTGATACGCCTTTAGCCGGGGCAACCGACACAATTATTTATGATGTTCGCGCAAGAGCAATTAATGCTTTAGGTGTTAAAGGCGACTTTTCAGACGCACAGAAGACTGTAGAAGCTGACACTACTGGCCCATCTGCGCCCGCTTCGTTTTCTAAGCAGTTATCTGGCGGCACTTTGTTTTTTGCTTGGACAGCGTCCACTGACTTTGATCTCTCTTATTACAAGCTGTGGCATAGCTCATCAACTACAGCGACATTTACTGATGGCTCGCCGCAAGTAATTATCAACAAAGTTGCAAGGCCAGCGACATCAGTAGCCTACCCAGCTATTTCAGGAACATTTTTTATCGAGCCTTATGATAAGTCAGGTAACGAGGGCACAGTTGCTTCTGTGGTTGTTCTACCCTCTGAATTACCTGAGTTAGGAACTTCGCAAACTGACACTGAAAACCCAACTTTCGCGGGCACTAAAACAAATGTTGCTGTTGCGACTGGGCCAAGCCCTGATGAGTTGAGACTATCAAGCTTTGCTTCTGCGCCGTCCACAGGCACATATGAGTTCACAGGATATTTAGACACAGGCACAACTAGGACTGTCAGGGTTTCAACTAACTTATTGTCAACAAGGCATCACGCTAATGCTTCTGGAGGATTAGTAAATTGGGATGATATCCCAAACAACTGGGATACTTGGCCCAATAACTGGGATGATTGGTCAGATGAGGATCAACCCTATGGTGACTTCAGTACAACTATTTATGTCGCCACGACAACGGATGACCCTGCTGGTTCTCCTACATGGGGATCTTGGGTAATAGCTGCTGGTGAACTCACAGGCAGAGCATTTAAATTCAAAGCTGAACTCGACAGCACCAACAACAATGTATCGCCAAGCGTAAGCGTCTTAAAAGGGATAGTGGAATACTGATATGGCACAACATGATTACAATATAGCTAACCAAACAGCAGCTAATGCTAGAACTGACATAAACAATGTCCTATCAGCTATAGCTACAAACAACTCAGGATCATCTGCCCCTAGCTCTACCTTTTCTAACATGTGGTGGTATGACACAAATAACAGCACCTTAAAGATTAGGGCTGACGGTAATGATGCTTGGATCTCTGTAGCCTACCTAGACCAGACAGATGATGAATTCCGTATCCTTGATGATACAATAGTTGTAAATATTTTTGGTTCTCAGATTGGTAGATTAGGTGATCAAGCTACATCCCTATGGGAAACTGGCACAGGAACTACCGAGACTCTTGTGTCGCCAGCTAAGGTAGCTGCATCAGCAACTGAGGTTGTAGGCAATTATGCTTTGGGTGTCGGTCAAACGTGGCAGAGCTTAGCAGGTAGCAGGGCATTAAATACTACCTATCAAAACACCACAGGCAGGCCGATATCAGTCTCTGTTGTTACACAACCTGGGAATAATCAAACGTCAAGTTTTGAAGTATCTCCAAATTCAGATATGTCTAGTTCTATAGTAATATCAAGACAAAGAGACATCGATGGTCTTACTACAGACAATGGTATTATTCCAAATAACATCTACTACAGGTTGAATTTGGGTAGTGGTTTTATAGCATCTTGGGCAGAACTCAGATAAGGGATAAGGAATAATAAAAATGGCAGATCAAAAGATCTCAGAATTAACAGCCCTTACTGGGGCTAACGTAGCTGACGATGATGCAATAGCTATTGTAGATACCTCGGCAACTGAAACTAAGAAGATAGTCTTTAGTGAACTAAAGAATGCCCTAGATACAGCCACTGGTTTTGTCAGGATCACTGGCGATACCATGACTGGTGCTTTGAATGTACAATCGACTATTACCAGCGATGGGCTGACTGTGGATGGGGTTGCACGACTTCAAGGTGGTTCACCTTATCTTTACCTTGACAATAACTCAAACACAGGTAGTTCTAGGATTTACTTTGGTGATGTTGATAGTGATATTACTGGGTATTTCCTTTATGACCATAGTACAAATAGCCTAAGAACAGGTGTAAACGGCTCAGAACGCATGCGCATTGATGCGAGCGGTAATGTTGGGATTGGGAACTCAACTCCAAGCAACAACCATGCTAATGCTAACAATCTTGTGGTCGGAAATGGTACGGCTGGAGGCATTGCCAACTATGTTGGAACTGGTTTAGGTTGGTATGCTTTTTCAAGAGCTAATGCAAACAACAGCGATGCCTTTGACGGCGGTATAAGTTATGATGGCTCACGAAACCTAATGTTCCATACTAATGCTGGCTCAGAACGTATGCGCATAGACAGCAGCGGTCGGGTTGGGATTGGCACGAGTTCGCCAACAAATACTTTACATGTTTCTGGCAATATTTATGTAACGACGACAGTTAGGGCAAATACTGGAACAGCGGCATCTCCAAACTTTGCTATTGACGGTGGCACTGGTGTTTTC